ATGGTCTAAATATACCCAAGAATGCCAGCGTAAGTCATGACTAATGGCGATCAGGTAATGGCACAAGGTGATGCTGTTGAAAGTGGCTCAGATCGGCTTGTACAGGTTTTTGAGCCGCCATTAGCTCCACTTATTGGCTCACCTGTGCCTCGAATTCACACTCCACTGAATGATTTGCCGTCTAGGGGCTTCGAATTGATCGATTTCGCTGACTCGATCTTTGAGAATGGATTCATGCCGTGGCAAAAATGGCTGGCTGAGCACAGCTTAAAATACAAGCCTGATGGCAGATGGCAGCATCCAATCACAGTCACCACTGTGGCTAGGCAGAATGGCAAAAGTACATACATGCTGGCGTTGATTGCGATGAAGCTTTTCCATTGGAATGAGTCGCTTCAGGTAGCTTCAGCTCACAGATTGGTCACATCGCTGGAACAATTTCGATCTCTTGTGGCGATCATCGAAGCCAATGATGATCTCGCAAAGCGGGTCAAGCGCATCCGCTGGCAACATGGAGCTGAAGAAATTGAAACAAATGAGGGATGCAGATTTGTCATCAAGGCAGGTGGATCGGCAGCTCGTGGTCTGAGCAAGCCTGAGTCTGTACATTTGGATGAGCTTCGCGAAATGCGAGACATCGAAAGTTTTGCCAGCTTGCGTTACACCCTGATGGCTGCGAAAAATCCGATGGTCAGTGCCTTCACGAATGCTGGCGATATTCACAGCGTAGTTTTGAATTCCCTGCGCGAAAGAGGGGTTGCAGCGGCAGCTGGCGCGGCTGACGATATTGGGTACTTTGAATGGTCAGCTGCAACTGATGACATAAGCGATCCTGAAAATTGGAAAGCTGCGAACCCTGCAATGGGTCACACCATCAATGTCGATAACATCAAAGCTGTTCTCAATGATCCGCCTGATGTTGTGATGACCGAGGTGCTTTGTAGATGGGTGACCTCAATCAATAGCTGTGTCGATTCTGCCAAATGGCAAGCTTGTGCCGATGACACTGTGGAGCTTGATCCTGAAAAGCTGACATGGCTGGCGATTGATATTTCACCTGACAGAAAACACGCCGCACTTATAGGGTCGCAAAAGCGAGCCAATGATGAAGGTTTCAATGTGAAGCTGTTGCACACATGGACAAACGATCTTCAGCTAGATGACAAAGCGATCGCGAATGATGCTGCTCATTACTGTCGCAAGTACCCAATCGAGTATTTGCTTTACAGCCGCCGCACATCGGGAGCTGTTGCAGCGAGAATGCAGCCAGCTGGAATCCCGATCTTTGATATGGATGCTTCATACCCACAAGCTTGCGATGAAATGCTGGGAGCTATCAACTCAGGGCGACTTCATCACAAACCAAATTCAGAGCTGACAACTCAAATGCTTTCAGCTGTGCAATTGCGCCGTGGAGATGGCGGTTGGGTCATTGGTCGCAGAGCTTCACAAGCTGCCGTGTGTGCAGCTGTGGCGACAGCTCTCGTGACACACTTTGCGACACGCCAAGAGACGGAAATTGATATCTTGGTCGGCTAGGTGTAACGCCTGAGAAAATTCCTGCATGGGATTTCGTGATCTATTTGTGCCAGCTGTAAAAACAGCCGCGGCAGCACCAACAGCCGATGTGGCTGCATCGCTTGCGCCTGTCAATACCATTGATTCATTGAATTCATACTGGGTTGCAGCTGGTCAAATAGCTACACGCGAAGAAGCCATGTCGATTCCGACAGTGGCTCGTGGTCGCAACATCATTTGTTCATCAATTGCTTCAATTGGAATTGAAGTATGGGATCGATCAACTGGCATGGAAGTCGAAGATGTGCCACGACTATTTCGCACACCTGATCCGCGTATCAATGGTGCAGCCACTTATGTATGGACAGCTGAAGATTTACTTTTCCACGGGTATGCGTATTGGCAGATCACAGAGCTTTATAAGGACACGCTACGAATTCGAAGTGTGCAACGCATTGCACCAACACGAGTCACAATCAACACAAATGCTTTGGGAACAGAGATCACCTCGTACATGGTCGATGGATCATATGTACCAAATTCAGGTGTTGGTTCATTGGTTGTGTTCTATGGAAACGATGAAGGACTTCTCAATCGCGCGGGGCGAACAATTCGAACAGGCGCAGAATTAGAGAAGGCAGCTGCGATGTATGCTCGCGAGCCAATTCCGTCAATGGTTCTCAAATCAAATGGCACAACATTGCCAGCTGATCGCATTCGAGCTTTGCTTGATGCATGGGGAGCTTCTCGCCGTAATCGCAGCACAGCATTTCTAAACGCCGATGTTTCAATGGAACAAATCGGTTTTGATCCTGAAAAATTACAGCTTGCAAAAGCTCGAAGCTACATTTCGACAGAGCTTGCTCGTGCCATTGGTATTCCAGCATTTTTTGTTGATGCTGAAACTGGATCATCAATGACATATTCAAACAGCGAAACAACAAGAAAATCATTGCTTGATTTTTCTTTGCGACCAATGATGACAGCAATTGAAGAAAGAATGTCAATGCCTGATTTCTTGCCTTCATCACAAATTGCAAAATTTGATTTGGACTCATACCTACGCGGAAATGCAATGGAACGAGCCAATGTTTATAAAATTCTCAACGGCATTGTTGATGCCGAAGGAAATGCAGCAATCACAATCGATGAAATCAGAAAAGCAGAGGAGATGATCTCGTGAAGGTAACAACACCATTCAAGATCAGTGCAGCCGATACAAATTCGCGAACCATTGCTGGTCGCATTCTTGAATTTGGCGTTGCTGCAAATGCATCGACCGGTAAAGTCATGTTCGAAAAAGGTTCAGTCGAACCTGCCACTGTAAAGCTTAATTTGGAGCATCAATCAGATCGCCCAATCGGTCGCGCCATCGATGTATCACTCACAGCTGACAATTCAGCAATGGATGGAATTTTCAAGATTGCAAACACCACAGCTGGTTCAGATTCATTGGTTGAAGCGCAAGATGGCTTGCGTGATGGCTTTTCTGTTGAAGTCGATGCTGAAGAATATACATGGGCTGAAGATGGCACATTAGTGATTTCAAAAGGTACTTTGACAGGCGTTGCATTAACACACAACCCAGCTTTCAAAAATGCTCGTGTCGATTCCGTAGCGGCAACAGAGGGCGAAGAAGAAACACCTGAAGTTTCTGAATCCGATGTGGATGCAGAAAACCCAACAACACAAGAAGGAGACGAAGTGGAAAACGCCGTCACAAACGCGGAAGCCGTAGAGTCGGTGGAAGCTACTCAGTCAATCAAGGCAGCTGCACCTGTAATCGGTGGCTCATTCACAAAGCCACGCTTAGAATTTACAGCTGCAAAGTATGTAGAAAACACAATTCGCGCAGCAATGGGCGATGAAGATGCTCGTCAGTATGTTCGCGCAGCTGACAACACAACCGACAACGCTGGTCTTGTACCAACACGCCAGCTTTCAGAGGTCGTCAATGGTCTTTCAACAATGATCCGTCCATCAATCGATGCAATCTCTCGTGGTGCATTGCCTGATGCTGGAATGACTTTCGAAATTCCAAAGATCACTGTTGCACCAACTGTTGCTGTAACAGCTGAAGATGGAACACCATCCGAAACTGACCAAAATTCAGCTTTCATTTCTGTGGATGTCAAGACCTTCAGTGGGCAACAGACATTCAGCACACAAATCCTCGACCGCAGCTCACCTGCATTCTTTGAGGAGCTTGTACGAAATATGGCAGCAGCTAAGGCAAAGGCAGAAAATGCTTATGTTTCAGCAGCTCTCGTTGCAGCTGCAACAGCTGACGGCACAACCACAACAACATATCCAACAGCCGCAGAGCTTCTTGGTGTTGTAGCTCGTGGTGCTGCATCAGTTTATGGCGCAACAGCTGGTCTCCCAAATGGTTTTGCAAAGAACATCATCATGGGTACAGGTCAGTGGTCAAATGTGATGACACTGAATGATTCAGGTCGCCCAATTTACACAGCACAGCAACCAATGAACGCTGGCGGCGTTGCTCGCCCAGATTCATTGCGTGGCAATGTTGCAGGTCTTGATCTGTATGTTGATCCATCACTAGCTGGAACAGATGCAGATGGAACAATCTTGATCGTCAATCCTGATGCATACACATGGTACGAAGGAAACACATATCGCCTTCGCGCAGATGTTGTTGCTTCAGGTCAGATCACAATCGGATACTACGGCTACGGAGCTTTGGCAACAAAGATCGCAGCTGGCGCATTCAAGAACAACAAAGCGTAATCGCCACAAACTAATCATCGGACGGGTTCTCCCGATCTCGTCCGAGCAGAATCGAAGGAGAAGTGCTCATGCCGTCAATCGTTACAGCTTCACAGCTGCGAACAGTGCTTGGTGTGAGCACTTCCCTTTATTCTGATGCTTATCTTGACGAAATTATCGTCACAGCCGAATCAGTGATCTTGCCATTGCTTATTGCAAATCAAGTCGCTGTTGTTGATTACAAACTCGAATCAAATGTTGCTTACTATTACACACAGCGAGCACATCATTTTGTTGCAGGTCAGTCTGTTGTTGTAGCTGGGTTGCCAGCTCCATTTTCTGCCACTGTAACTGTTTCAGATGACAAGATCACGCCATATTCATTCACAGCTGCAATCACAAATGCTGATGTCACATTGCGTACATCGATCCCAGCTGGCACAGCAACCCTTGCTGGTTATTCAGCTGCAACACTTTATGCAGACAATGATGCAATCGAGTCAGCTGTTTTGGTGGTCAGCGTTGAAGTATTTCAATCTCGTATCGCAGCTGGCGGACAAATCGAAGGTGTCGATTTTGCTTCAACACCCTACCGCATGGGCAAAAATCTCGCGGCTCGCGTCAGCTCATTGCTTTCAGCATATCTTGATGTCGAATCGATTTGTCAATGACAGCAAGCACAATTGGCAGCTCTATTCGAACACCATTGGCGAATGCATTTTCTGCATTAGCGGCTTCGATTTATAGCTCAGTTCCCGAGACAGTAATCAGCCCAGCAATCGTGTTGATTCCAGATTCTCCATATCTAGAGCCAAATTTGATCAATCAATCAACAACAAAGCTTCAGGTTAATCTTGTTGTGACAGCGATTGTCAATTACAACAGCAACGCTGGTTCGCTGGATAACCTCGAACAGCTTGTGGTTAGCATTCTCGGTGCAATGCCATCGGGATACATTGTGGGAGCTGTCGAGCGACCAACAGTGGTTCAAATCGGCGCAGGTTCATTTCTTGCAGCTGATATTTCAGTCTCAACTCAATACACCCAGACAAACTAAGGAGCACAAAAGTGGCAACGACAATCATCACGGGTCGCGATCTCACATTGACGATTGCGACCACAAATTACGATGCTCAGGCAACATCAGCGACCCTCAGCAACTCACCAACCATCGAGGCATATCAAACTCTTGATGGCAAAGTTTTTAAGCATATCGATGACACATGGACATTCAGTGTTGAAATGCTTGCAGACTGGGGAGCTACTTCATCACTCTGTGAAGCTCTATGGGCAGCGGCAGAATCAGCACCAAATACAGCTTTGGCGGTTTCGCTGACAGCTGTGACAGGCGCGGTTTTTGCATTCAATGTTTTGCCTGAATATCCAACAGTAGGCGGCACAGCACCTGATGCTCAGACTGTAACGCTAAACTTCACAGTGACAGCTGCACCAACCGAAACATTCAGCTAAAAACTAGAGATCGGGAGAAAAGAAATGAAGCTACCAATCACAATCGAATACAACAATGGCGAATCAGATATTTACATCGCACAGCCGCCTGAATGGGCAAAGTGGGAAGTGAAAACTGGCAACACCATTTCACAGGCACAAGACAAGATCGGCATCAATGATCTGATGTTTTTGGCTTATCACGCCATGAAGCGTGGTTCAGCTGGAAAGCCTGTGAAGCCGTATGAGGCTTGGATGGAAACCATCGCTGATGTTCGTGTCGGAGATGACGACCCAAAAGCCACAAGCGCGGAAGCGTAAGTCGCTTACTGGTTGAGGTGGCAATCGCCACTGGAATTCCAATGAGCGAATGGCAAAGCGCGGAAGATATATTGACAGCTTTGGAGATATTGGAGAGCAGGAATGGCAGCTGATCAGGTCGCTTACGACAAGACCGAACTGAGAGCTGTCATTCGTGCCTTCAAAGCAATGGATGATGAATCCGTACAAGCTGCAAAAACGCAATCGGGAGCATTGGCAACATATCTTCAGCGAAAGATTATTGATGCAGCTGGTCAATCTTTCAATCAGGTCGCGCCATTGATCGCACAAGGTTCGCGTGTTTCAAAGTCATCAAAGATCGGCGAGATCAGCTTTGGCTTTGCTTCTCAGCGGCTTTCGGGTGGAGCTACAACACAACAGCTTTGGGGCGGTTACGAATTCGGCTCAAACAAATATAAGCAATTCCCAAAGTGGTCAGGTCGCGAAGGTCGCGGTTCAAAAGGTTGGTTTATCTATCCGACACTACGAGCAGAGCAGCCATATTTGATTCGCGAATGGGAAAATGGCTTTGACAACATTTTGAAAGAGTGGGATCGCTGATGGCACAAAGTAGAACCTTAAAGCTGGCTTTGCTGGCTGACATTGCCAATTTCAGCACCAACATGAACACGGCTGGAAAACAGTCGGACACACTCGGTGGACAATTTGAAGCTTTTGGAAAAAAGGCTGCATTGGCATTTGCTGCCGCTGGCGCAGCTATTGGCGCATATGCAAAAGTAGCAATCGAGAATGCAGCCGCCGATGAAAAGGCACAGCGTAATCTTGCACTGACTATTGAAAACACCACATCAGCCACAGCAAAGCAAATTGCTGGCGTTGAGGAATACATCAGCAAAACATCACTGGCGATTGGTGTCACCGATGATGAGCTTCGTCCAGCTTTTGGGCGATTGGTTCGATCCACAAAAGATGTTGAGGATGCTCAAAAGCTTCTCAATCTTGCACTTGATATTTCGGCAGCCACAGGCAAGCCGCTGGAAGGTGTCGCAAATGCGCTTGGCAAGGCATATGACGGCAATGCAGCTTCACTTGGTCGCTTAGGTCTAGGCATTGATTCTTCGATCCTTAAATCAAAAGATTTCGATGCTGTTTTCAATACCCTGACAGATACCTTCGGCGGGTTCGCAGACAATGAAGCACTCAGCACTGAAGCGGCTTTTGCTCGAATCAAGATCGCTGGAGATGAGATTCAAGAGCAGATCGGTTCAGCTTTGCTCCCAATCATTCAAGAGCTCACCACATTCATTCTCACTGATGTTGTGCCTGTGGTGCAGCAATTTGTAAATGGTCTGACTGGTCAAGGTGGTCTTTCATCAGGCTTGACTGATTCTGAGAAAAAAGCCTACACATGGGGCGAACGCGTGAAAGCTGTGATGAAAACTGTCATCGAATTCAAAGATGAGCTGATCGCTGTTGCTGGCGTGATTGCCACTGTTTTTGTGGTTTCAAAGATTTCAGCTGCCGTTACAGCCACAGTCGCATTGATCAAAACCTTGATCACGGCGTACAACGCTTTGAAAGCTTCAGCGATTGTTGCTGGCGTAGCTTCAGCATTTGCTTTGAATCCATTGCTGGGTGTTGGAGCTGTTGCATTGGCAGCAGGTGTGCTTTCAGCTGCAAATGCTTTTGCCAATCGTGAATCAGGCATCGAAGCTCCATCAACAGGTGCAATCCCATTTGCATCAGGTTTCGCAGCTCCATCCGTGCCAACCCCAACAGGCGGTGGTGGTGGCGGTACAACAACCCCAACAGGCGGTGGTGGTGGAGTCACCACAGCTTCAAAGGCAGCCGCAGCGGCAGCAACAGCTGCATCGAGTGTGGTCACAAATTCTTTTAATGTTGGTCGCTTTCGTGAAGCTGAAGCTGCATCGAGTGGCACAACAATCAATCTCACAGTGGTTGGCGCATACGACAAAGAAGGCACAGCGCGAACAATTGTTGAGACTTTGAACAATTCCACATTTCGTGGCGGTGGCGGTGGAGCTGGAGCACTAATCGCATGAGCCAATGGCAGCCAATTTGGCGTGTGAAGATCAATGGCGTTGAAATCACTGATTCTGTGCTTTCAAATCTTACAATTTCAAGCGGTCGAAACAATGTTTATGAGCAACCCTATGCAGGATATTGCAATCTTCAAATCATCAAATTTGATTCGGCTTCGGATTCTTACGGCGTAACACAGACAATCAGCATCGAAGTGCAAGATTCGAACACAACATTCATCCCGATTTTCGGTGGTTCGATCACTGATTTATCTCAGGAAATTGCTCAGGTTGGCACAGTAATGAATGCACAGCGCATCAACATCATTGCCGCCGGTGCATTGTCAAAGCTTGCTCGAACAACCACATTGGGTGTGCTTGCAAAGGATTTTGATGGAGATCAGATATATGAAATTCTGAATTCGATTCTGATCAATCAATGGCAAGAAGTTTCACCATCATTGACATGGGGCGGTTACGATCCAACAACTACATGGGCAACAGCTGAGAATGCTGGTCTTGGACAAATTGATCGCCCAGGTGATTATGAGCTTGATTCTCGATCATCAAGTGAAATCAATGTTTTGCAGCTTGTTCAAGAGCTTGCAACATCAGGTCTCGGTTATGTGTACGAATCCCCAACAGGGGCGATTTCATATGCCGATAGCACACATCGCAATGAATATTTGACGGCAAATGGGTATGTCGAGCTGACGGCAAATCATGCGCTTGGGGTTGGAATTACAACCACAACACGAATTGGCGATGTCCGAAACAAAATCACATTGAAATTCAAATCAGGTCAAACACAAGAAGTCAGCGATCAAGATGACACATCGATTGCTTTATATGGACAACAGGCTCAAATCATTTCAACCACGATTGACAAGCTTGCAGATGCTACAGATCAGGCAGCTTTTTATCTTTCACTCAGAGCTTATCCACGAGCCAATTTTGAAGCTATCAGATACGAGCTTGTGAATCCTGAGCTTGACGATGCCGATCGCGATAACCTGATCAACATTTTCATGGGGATGCCTATTCGTATCAGTGATCTGCCTGTCAATATGGGATCGATCTTTCAAGGCTTTGTCGAAGGCTGGACATTCCAAGCCAACTACAATCAACTCAGCTTGACCTTGAATGCATCGCCATTGGCTTTCAGCTTGCAAGCTGTTCGCTGGAATGGTGTCAATCCAGCTGAAACATGGTCAAGCGTGTCGGGAACATTAGATTGGGAAAATGCGACAATAGTCGCTTAACGAAAGGGAAAACATGGCAAATCCAACATCGGCGTTTGGCTGGCAAATGCCCACATCGACTGATTTGGTCACAGACCTTCCAGCTGATTTTGAAACATTTGGTCAGGCGGTTGATACATCGCTGGCTGATCTTAAAGGCGGCACATCAGGTCAGGTGCTTTCAAAGAATTCCAACACAGACATGGATTTTGTGTGGGTAACATCAGATGATGCCAATGCAATTCAAAACACCATCATGGATGCAAAAGGCGATTTGATCGGCGCGACAGCAGCTGACACCCCAGCTCGATTGGCTGTGGGAACAAATGGACAAGTTTTGACAGCTGATTCAACGGAATCAACAGGTATCAAATGGGCGACACCTTCAAGCGGCGCGGTCACTTTGATCAGCTCAACCACTTTCAGCAATCAAGCAAGTCAAGCATTTGATGGCGTTTTCAGCTCGACTTATAAAGCTTATTTGGTTTATTTTGAATCCATTTTTGGATCAGCAAACAACAATTTAAGACTTCAAATGAGAACGGCAGGACCAACAACTGTCACAACTGGGTATTTTAATGGTTCTATTTCTGCACAACCAAATGGATCAACTTTAATTATCAGCAATAACAATGGCTCATTTGCAGAAGTTTCGAGCAATTGGGGTTCAAACACAACCAATTCGATTTCGGCGCAGCTCACATTTTTGGGTTGCTCAGGGGCAAGCGCAACAACAAAAGTTCTTTATCAGACATCAAGTGCTTACACGGGAGCAAGCAGCAATGGTGGTTTTAATATTGGTTCTCTTGCTACTTATACAGGCTTTATTCTCACGGCAAGTGCTGGCAATATCACCGGCACAGTATCAATCTACGGGGTGGCATAATGACAATTGAAAACAAAATTGCAGAATTAAAAGAGCTTTATCCAACACTCAGCAAAGGCATCAATGATCAAATCATTGAAATGGATGCCGATGAATACAACGCAACAATTTCTGAATGGGCTCAAAACTTTATAAATCAAGAAAATGAAAAAGCAGAAATTGAAGCAGCCAAAATTGCAGCACAGGCAAAACTGGCTGCCCTTGGATTGACAACAGATGATCTGAAAGCTTTGGGTTTATGACATATCCAATTGGCACAGCTGCACATTTCATTGATGTCGCTTTGAAAGAAGTCGGCACTGTTGAAGAAGGCGACAACCTGACCAAATATGGCAAATTCACCAAAGCTGATGGCTTGCCATGGTGTGGATCATTTGTCAATTGGTGTGCAAATGAAGCTGGCGTGAAGCTGCATTCAGTGGTTTCAACAGCTATCGGAGCACATAAATTCAAAGAGGTTTCACGCTGGCATGAAACACCACAGCTGGGCGATTGTGCTTTTATGGATTTTCCACATGACGGCGTTGATCGAATCAGTCACATTGGAATTGTTGTCGGAATCAAAGCAAAGTCTGTGATCACCATCGAAGGCAATACAAGCGGCACAGGCGATCAACGCAATGGCGGCATGGTCATGATCAAGGAAAGAGAATTCGGTGCTGGAAAGCCTGTGGTGGGATTTGGGCGACCAAAGTTCGTGCCATACAAAGGCGAATTCCCTGTCATCGAAGTCAAAGAATCAACACCAAAAACTTCAAAGGAGAAGAAGAATGGAAAACTTAAAACCATTGCTGGCAAGCTGGGCTCGTAGCTTTTTTGCGGCAGCTCTCGCGCTTTACATGGCAGGGGAAACTGATCCAAAGACTTTGGCAATGGCAGGTGGCGCAGCTGTTGCGCCTGTCGTATTGCGTTGGTTAAATCCAAATGATTCAGCTTTCGGGGTCACACGGGGAAGATGATCTCGAAATGGTTACGGCTGGCAGCGTTGATTGTGGGGTCACTTTCAATGCTGTCAGCTTGTGGCTATCAAGGCTATACAAGATATGAATGTCAAGAATTTGAAAACTGGCAAAACCCTGAGTGCAATCCGCCGCAATGCAAGGCTCAGGGAATCTGCACTGAGGACATATATGGGGGCGATCCAAATGAAGTCTCGACCACGCCATAGATATTCAAATGAACAACTCAAGGCGCGATTGATTGTTTTCATCGGCATTGCGCTTTCATTCACTTTTGTGTTTTCTGTCGGTGGAATGCTGTACGCATTGATCTTTGTCACCCAGCCGCTAGGCAATCAAGCTCCCAATGATCGAGCTTTCATCGAGCTACTTTCCACGCTGACAATCTTCCTCACTGGAGCATTGGGCAGCGTATTGGCATCCAATGGCTTGAAGGATAAGCCGAAATCTGTGGATGACACGCCGAATCCAAATTTGCTTGATTCCTGATTTTGCTTCACCCTGATGCTAGTGGTTCAGACAGAGCCACAGAATCGGGAGAAATGAAATGATGCTTGACTTATTAGACCCAGCAACATTGGGTCGATTGATTGGAATCATCAGCTTGATGATCATGGGATCAGCTATCGGATACGCAAAAGGCTTCAAAGATGGTCGCCGTGAAGGTTTTGCTAGAGGCAAATCCGTCAGTATTCATGCTGCACTCAATGGCATGAAATCACGAAAGGCGGTCAAATAAGTGGGATTTCTAGACAATTACGAAGGCAACAAAGAGCGAACAGATCGATGGATCGCTACATATCCGCTTGGCAGATTAGAATCTCACATCATCGAATTCAACGCTGAAAAAGGATCGATTCTCGTACAAGCTAAAGCATGGCGAAATCAAGAAGAATCTGAGCCAGCTGGGATCGATTACGCTTTTGGCTATTTGGCAGCTTACAACGCGAACATGAAGCGATGGTTCGTTGAGGACACAGTGACTTCAGCTTTGATGCGTGTGATGGCGTTGGTCATGGGCGGTACTGAGAAGGCAACAAAAGAGACGATGCAACAAGTCGAAACCATGACAACAAAGGTTGCTTCAGCTGATGTCAAGCAGGAATATGACTATTGGACAACCAAATTCGGTGATGTGCCTTCATTTGATTCACAAGAAGCTGCACAAGAAGCTGGTGTGCCTACATTGGGAACAGCTGTCGGTGAGATCGCTTCACAGCTAGGCGGCGAGCTTGTCGCAGCTGCGCCTGAATGCTCACATGGTCACATGATTTGGAAGCAAGCTCATGAAGGTGCTCCGAAGAATTGGGGCGGCTATTTCTGCACTGAGCGAACAAAGGCGACTCAATGCACACCACGCTGGTATGTGTTCGCCAGCGATGGTAAATGGAAGCCACAGGTGTGATGATGACAAAAACAACATTGCTTGCCATTGGTCAATTGGCATTGGTATTTGGTCAGCTTGCTTTATATCGTGAAGTCAAAGAATTGCGTTATAGAGCACATTGGCACACCTTTTGGTTCAAAGATGGCGAGAAGGTTGATGAAACGATTTCATCATATGAATACATGGAGACACATCATGGCTGAATATGTTGAACTCATAAACCCACAAACCATGACCTGCAAGCTCTTGCACAATGGTGAAGTGGTTGAAGAATATGTTGTTGATCGCTGTGACAAATGCGAGATGATCAAGCGCAAAGATGCTTTTGGTTGGCAAAAAGGTCATGGCGGAGAAAAGATCATGTGGTTTTGTGGAGCTTGCCGATGATCAAAATCAATCTCACACGCGATGACGAATTGGAGTGTGCATCGGTTGCATTTCGAAGGACATTTGAAACGCCTGACAAGGTTGATCAAAGCTTTGAAAAGCTCAACACATTCGATGACATAGCTCGAAACTCTGAAGCAATTGGTGCTGAAATGGCAGCTGCAAAGCTGTTCGGGTTCAAGGATTGGACACCTTCGGTCAATACATTCAAGCGTGAAGCTGATGTTGGATCGAGAATTGAGATCAAGCACACCAAATGGGAATCAGGTCACCTGATCATCAAGCCATCAGATCGGAATGAAGATATAGCTGTGCTGGTCACAGGCAAATCACCAACATTCTTGGTCATTGGTTGGATACCTGTCGCAATGGCTAAGAAGCCACGATATAAGCATGACAAATCAGATTCATGGTGGGTAAGTCAGATCAATCTGCAACCCATCGAGACATTGGCAAGGAGTATTTATGCAAACGCTAAACTTTGAATGTCGCAAATGTAAGAAGGTTACAAAGCAAGTCATCATGAAGATCACTGACAATCTGCCAGCTGGGGTTGAGGTACTTCAATGCACCAAATGCGAAGTGATGGGTGTTGCTCAGATTGGGGTTGAGAATGCCAGCGTATGAGTTCAAATGTCAGGTCTGTGGGAGCACAGATACAGTCACACGAGCCATCGATGCTGATGGTGACATCCCAGCACCACAGTGCAGAGGCTGCAACATTCCAATGGAGCGAATATGGTCATTGGGTGGAATCAGCTTCAAAGGCACTGGATGGGGTCATCAATGAGTTATCCACAGATGCCGAAAGTTATCCACAGGCTGTGGAAACACGCCGAAAACAGGCGCAATCTCTCGAAATGCAAAGGTGGCTCGGTACGATTCATGCTCGTGAGGCGAGCCGCTGTGGCGGATAGCTCGCGATCGAAGCTGAATCTATTGCCACACTTATGCCTTGTAGCGGCACTGACTTCACAAATGATGCAAACAGCAACAGCATCAAGCTATTCAACAGATCATTTGAAGCTATATGCACATTCAAGATTATTGGACTATAAAGAGTTCATGTGCTTCAACAAGATCATCACAAAAGAATCACGATGGTCATACAAGGCTCGCAATGGCTCACATTATGGCTTAGGACAGATGCGATCAGAGCACTATCGTGACCTTGATCCATTCAGGCAGATTGATGCGACCATCAGATACATCACAAATCGTTATCAAACACCATGCAAGGCATGGGCATTCCATCAGAGAGCGAATCATTACTGATGAGCAAAGGTTGGAAGAATGGAAGCACCACACGCTGGCGCAAGCTGAGACAACAGGTGCTCGATCGTGATGGTCATGTCTGTCAATACTGTGGCTCTGAAGAGAATCTCCACATCGACCACATCATTCCAAAGCGATTGGTTGGAGAAAATGGAGACACCCTAGAAAACTTAATCACAGCTTGCAGAGCTTGTAATTTGTCAAAAGGCGGCAAAGTCGCCGAATTCGATCAAAATCAATCAAAAGGCGGTTTTTTTGGAATGCACAGGACAC